TCGTGGATATCGCGAACCCGGCCGTCGCCGACCGTTCGCCAGACGAACTTATTGATGCCGTTAGCCCGCTGCCGCGAGCGCGAGAGCTGAGCCGAGTGCGTCAGCGTCTGGTCGCGGGCGATGACAGCCGCACGTTTGCGCGCCTTCTCAAGCTCGCTCGACGGCGTGCCCTCGCTCGTGCTGACCGCGGTGATCTGCCGGGCCAGGTCGCTTGCCCTGGTGCCCGCTTGAACCCCGGCCTCGATCACCTGCTCAACGTTCGAGAGCGACTGCTGCGGAATGGTGACGATGAGCGCGGTGTTCTTGCGAACAAACCGCTCGGACAACCGCTCAAGGTGCGGCGTCTCCTTGAAGATGTCGAGGCCCAAGCCCTTGAGCTGAGCCTTGGTCCGGACGCCGCTCAGCTTCTCGGTCCGAGCCTCAGCTTTCTTCGCGGCCGTCTGGTAATCGAACAGCACCTGCGGCGAGCCGTATTGCTTCTTCAGATTGTTGATGAGAAAGCTCAGCTCATCGTCCATGGTGTCAGACGAGTTGAGAGCTGCCTCTTCCTTGGTCCACCGAGGAATCTGACTGACGATTTGCTCGTTGATGTCGCGGTATAGCGCGCGAATCAAGGTGTTGAGATCCCTGAAGTAGGACCGGCCCGCCGGCTTCAGGGCATTGGCCTCGCGGGTGCCGGGGCTTGAGCGCCTCCGACTCCGTCCTCGTCGTGCGTCAGTCGTACTTAGAACGACGACAGGCGTCCCACCATGTAGGCCAACGACGCGACAAGCAGAAGCACGGGAACGAACCATGACTCAGGCCCACGCTTCCGACGCACCAAGCGAATCTTTCGCGGTGGGTCTGAAATACTGGGTCTCTTTATTGGCACTACCTCGGACATTGCGTGCCCTAGGTTGTACGTTGTTCCCCATTGGAACGACGATCGTCAGAAATAAGTCACGCAAAAACAGCGGCAAATCCCTGACAGTGTACGAGTCCAGTGTAGCTGTAACTGTCACTAGACGATGTTCCCTTCGGTGCCGTCGTCGTTTGAATTTCCGGGCTTATCGGGGTTGCTAGCGCCCGACCCATCTGCGTTTCTCAGATCAGCTGCCGATGGCGACCCCCCGTTCGGGGGCGCGGCAGGCGTGTCTGATTTCGCCGACTCTTTGACCAGTCGTCGGAACTCGGACGGGTCCACTGTCGGATAGGCTAGGCCCAGGAATATCTCCGCAGCCTTCTCCGTCATTGCCCCCGATGTCACGTCTTTGAGTACACCGAGGATGTCAGACACGTTCTCGCCCACGACACTCACGCCGGACTCAGCCGCCGCTAGGTCGCCTTCGATCTCAAGCGCTGCGTCCATCTCACGGCCCTCGGCATCGAGCACGGTCTCAGTGGAGTACGTTGACCCACCATAGCGGGACTGGGCAACCTCGTCCGCACCAACGACGCCGGAGGCAATCTCCAACGAGTCCTTCTGCGCGGTCTTGAGCCGGATATCCGCGTCCTCGACTGGGTCGGTGAGCTGTAGCGAGTTGAACTTTATAGACCAGTTCTCAGGGAAGTCTTCGAACTCGTCGGTGGCAAATAGAATCTTGAACACGTATTCGAGCAGAGGCTCAACCGTGTCGGTCTGGTAGGACTTGACGACGTCGTCCCAATTGTCGCCCTCGGCCTTGCCCGTGCCGAAGCCGCCAGGGCTCACGCCCAGAAGCTTGGTCACTGGCATCAGCGCGACGGCAGCGAGGTCGATGCCGAAGCGGTCGAGCAACTCAGGCATCCCGGCGGCCGTGGTCGCTATGCGCTCGTAGCCCTCATTATCGGCGTCGACTAGGACGCCTTGCCACAGCGACTTGAGCCGGTCCATGATGCTGAAGCGGCTACGAACCTGGCTCTCACCATTGGCATCAATGATGCCCTTGAGGTTCTTGATCTTGTACACAGCCATCACCCACTCTTGGATGACAGTGCGTGCGGCCTTCATGACCGACGAGCGATTGCCTAGCTGGTCCTTGCATACCTCGAGCACCGAGTCGCCCCAGCCCTCGTTCTGGTCGCGCTCGCGTTCGCCCAAGACCACGCCGTCTGTTCGCCAGACGCGGGAGTTGTGGACGGGGATATCAATCATAGCATCGCTGCCACTGCTCGCCTGCACACGCGAGCTCAGGAGCGTGTAGCGCTCAGGCAACCCGAAGCCCACACTGCGCGGCTCGTCGTTCACCTCAGCAGACCAGCCCACCTGCACGCGGTCGTGCGTCCTCAGCCATGTGAACTCAGTCACGCGCTCTAGGTCGAGCGGCTCGGCTGGGTCCTGGCCATCCGATACGCCGAGCGCCAGCAGTGAGCCGCCGTACTGACGAGCCTGCTTCAAGTGCTGCGAGACGCGGGGCTTGAGCTTGGTCTCCTTGTACCACTTCTGCAACCGCTCATTGAGCTCGTGCGACTGCTCAGGCGTGACTACGTTATCGTCGTCGCCCTGGAAGTTGACGACCCAGCCCGAGCGCATCGCATCATCGACCACGCTGTCGATGATCTTGCGCGCAAAGCCCTCGCCCCTGCCCATGCTGTCGAGCGTCTGGTGATCGAGCTTGGGACTCGGCCGCCACTGGGTGGCCTCGCCCTTGTCCCGGCCCAGGTAGCCCATGCCTGTAGTCGGGTTGCTCCACCCGTCCGCAGTCGTCGTCGCCTGGTCTAGAGAGCTCAGGAAATTGTCGCTCCTCACGACCGATAGTTTGTTTGCTTTGCGTGCCATTACTGCGCCGCCCCCATGAGGCTGTCCAAGAACTCAAGGCCGTCGATGCTGTGACGCTCAAGGTACTGGGTCATCGCATCAACCTGGTCGTCGTTCGAGGCCCACGGAAATGATGCGGTTTCGTTCATGAACTCCTCGCGCCAGTTGGCGTGCTCTGGCAAATGCACATTACCAGATTCGACGATGCCTTGGATGGCCATCGCACGCGCCGCCTTACTCCCCTTGGGCTCGACCGGGATGAGGCCGAACTCGTCCTTGAGCTCACTGATAATCGCTGGACCATTGGCCTTGGCCTCGATGATTCGAGCTCTCGCCTCGGGGTACTCGCGGAACTTGTCGCGGCACAGCTTCTTCGTCTTCTTGTAGTCAAGACGGTCGCGCCATTGCTCGACGAGATAATGCTCGGGGCCCTGCTTCGCCCACAGCTGAAGCACGACGAACGATGATGATGCACCATCCTTGAACGCGCAGTCGAGGCTGAACGTATAGGTCAGCAATCCGCTCGGCAGCCCGTTGTACGTGCCCCACCAGTCGCGCTCAAAGATGTTGCCCTTAGCCGCGGCCGGTCGACACGACCACAGCGAAGACCAGTCCGACGGGCTCAGCTTGCGCACCTGCTCAAGGTCGACAGTGGTCAGACGTCCGGGCCATAGAGCTTCGCCCACCTCGCGCGGGTCGTCGCCAATGGTGGCCTCGTAAGCGCCTGCACCTTCGCCGTCAGCGATGGCTGGGAAGCGTATGATATGCCAGACCTCACCAGTCTGCTTGGCCTGGGCCAACACGCGACCGATGAGGTCGTCCTCGTGCCAAGGCGTCGCACAGATGATGATGCGGTCCTTGCCACCCGGCGACATCGCACCCTCGCGCCGCGAGTAGAACGTCGACGTATACCACCGCCAGACCTTGTCTCGCCACGTCTTGGACTCAGCCTCCTCGCGGTTCTTGCAATAGTCGTCGATGATGCCGAGGCTGAACCCGCGGCCCGTGATCGGCCCGCCTACGCCCGCGCCAATGTAGTGCCCATCGCCGTTGACGATGTCGAACTTGAGATTCGTTTCCTTCTTCTTGGCCGAGCCCTTCTTGGCCTCGACCCCCGACTTGAGCCGGGTGCTGAACATCGCCTGGTACTCCTCAGTGCCCATGATGTTCTGGACATCAGTGCCCATGTCAGAAGCCAGGCTTGCCGAGTAACTACACGCGATGATCTGCTCGTCAGGGTCACGACCCAGGCACGTCGCGGGGAAGTGCCTCGACACCTGCTCCGACTTGCCGTGCCTCGGTGGCATCATGACAATGAGCCGGGTGATCTCCCCGCGTTGAACCTTGTCTAACGTATCCGCGAGCTGCGAATGGTGCCAGTTGATGACGTAGTTCGCCTTGACGTTCTGAATCGCCATCATCAGATCGACGCGACCAGCATCGATCTGCTCAGGTGTAAGTATACCGGACCCTACGTCGAGCGCATCCGCGCCAGCAGATAGCGCCTCTGCGAAGATCGACCTCATCCGGCGACCTGTTCTATGAGTCGGCGCCAGGCTCGCTGTAGACTCTCCCGCTCTTCCGGGGCCGCCACGTGCGCGTTAATCGACGCGGTCATGCCAGCGACGAATAGCGTCAAGTCTGCCGGCTTCACAACCTGCTCGGCTTTGCTGCGGGCTTCGGTGAGCCGGGCGAG